TCATGGCCTACTCGCGGGCGCTGTTGTCGACGATGGCCTGGAGCCGGTTGATGACGCCCTTGCGGGGCTGGCTCCCGGATGCCTCGTCCTCGGCGTCCATGAGGGCCTGCGCCATGGCCGGGTCGCCCTGAGCGGCGTTGACCATGGCGTCCTCGTTGGGCTTGGACTTCTGGATCCAGTTCACGAGTTCGTCGTGATTGGCGTTGATGTCCGGCGTCCCGGCTGCCTCCTCTGCGTTGGCAGCGTCTGCGTCCTCAGCCGCGTCATCGGGGACTTCCAGGTCCTCGTCGTCCGTGAACGCGCCGAGTTCCTCACCCCGGCTGACGTCCTCGTCACGCGGGATGTCGACGATGTCCCCGTGCATGGCGATCCGGCGGGACAGCCTGGTGCTGTCCTCCCCGTCGGGTGCCGTGTAGGGCACCTCGACGTAGTACATGAACTGCGCGTGCTGGATCTTGACGACGGTCACGCGATCACCCCGCCAGGCCGGTGTAGCGGAGGATGGCGAACTTGTTGTCGACGAACCAGAGCGGACGCACGCTCGACTGCACCCACGTGCGCTCTGTCTTCTGCTCGCGCCAGGTCTCTGACCCGAGCGGCTTCTCCATCCGCTGCTGGCCGACCTGGCCCGGCGCGACCACGAGGGCCGTGCCGGCGGTGACACGCGGCGTGGAGTAGAACGTCGGCATCATCGGGGCGTTCAGGCCTGGCCCGTAGATCGCCATGAGGTTCAGCGCCTCCTGCGGATTGATGATCCACAGCGAGTAGTCGATCCCCATCTCCTCGTTGTCCGCCTGCATCTGCGCACGGCCGAAGTCATACGCGGGGCTGTCCTGCGGCGGGTCTGTCTCCGGGTCATACGTGGCCCAGTTGTTGCCCACGACGTTGCGTGAGCCGTCCGCGATGGCATCCTCCAGCGCCTTCACGGCGCGCTGGTTGAGCTTGCGGACGATGGTGTTCGACAGCTGGCGGATCAGCTTCGTGAAGCCGGCGCTGTCGTTGCGGTCACGGGCCTCGTCCGTGATGAACGTCTTGCCGCCCCACTTCTCGACGGTGGCGACGTTCGGTGCCGTCTGGTCACTGGTGACGAGCGGGAACTCGGCGGCAGGCTCAACCTGCTCCACGTCCCGGTTCGTGTACAGCTCGTTCTCCTGCGCCTCGTCGTAGACCACTGCACCGCCGGTGACTCCGCCACCGTTGGTGAAGATCTTGTCTGCGATGAAGCGCTCTCGCGTTAGGTCCATGACCATCCGCGTGATGCGCACGGGCTGCGCGAGCATCGCCTCGACGGTGATGCTGGTACCCGAGATGACCGGTGGCCCGAACGGGTGGGACACCGGCATGGGGTACGACCCTGCGGCGTTGAGGATCTGCGCGGCGGCTGCCGTCAGGAATCCCTCATACGACTGGACGCCGGCGTGCCGGTCGAAGGTGACCGGCTCGATGCCGACGACGTTTCCATCTGCACTCAGTAGCACTTGATCACCTCCTCAGAAGAGCAGGACGATTGCGTCCTGATCCACGGCTGCGTCGGCGAGCAGGATGCCCACCGCCTTGTTCGTGCCGGCAGCGACTGCCTTGCCGTTGGCACCTGCGGTCACGACGGCACCCGCGCTGAGCGCGGCACCGGCGGTGACCGGCACGACGAAGCCGCCCCTGAGGAACGGGGTGGTCTTGTTCTGCGCAGCATCGTGTTCGGCGACGCCGACGATGATGCCGGCCGTTGCGTCTGCGGCCAGGGCCGTTCTGATCTTGACGTTGCCGCCCGTGGCGCCAGGGTCCAGCTCACGTGAGCCGGGGTCCTTGGCGGCAGCGACGCAGACGAACGTCTTGCCGACGACGGCACCACCCGTGGCGCGACCCGTGATCCTCGAGCCTGGCTCGTAGTACGGGGTGCAGAGGTTTGCGACCATCAGTGCTTCACCTCCTCACGCTTGATCTCGGGGAGCCACTCGGCCGGGTATGCCGACTGGTCCTCCGTGGAGGCGTTGGCATCGAGCTGACTGCCGGCGCCTGGCCCCACGGGCACGAGGCCGGCCGCCAGGCCGCCCTTGTCGATGGAGGCCGTCAGGAGCGTCCTGACTTCCTCCTGGTCCGCCGCCCACTTGGTCTCCCAGTGCTGGCGGCGGGACGGGGCGATGCGACCTTCGCGGATGGCTCCGCTGATGATCGCGTCCCTGTCCTCGGTGACCATGCGCGTGTGGGCCGCGAGGCCCGCCTGAGCGCCGGTCATGAGCTGGTCGTAGGTGGCGCGGTCCAGTTGGACCACGTCGCCGCCGGTCGCTGCTGCGACCGGAGTGGGGACGACTGTCGGCTGCGCGACTGCGGGATCGTTCGGACCCGCAGGCGAGGTGACGTTGGGCTCCAGAGGGCCCTGCTCGACGGAAGTGCCTGTCTGCTCTGCAGCAGCGGCCCTTGCCGGGTCGGTCACCTCAGCCCCTGGCTTGGCGACGAAGCCTGCCGAGGCCAGAGCCACGGTCACGTCGTCGTCGGTTGCCTCTTCTGCGAGGCCCAGGGCGTTGCGCAGCGCGACAGGGTCCAGTTCGGACTGGACTCCCGCCATGTCGAACTCCTTCTTGTTGGTGTATGTGGCCAGTGACCTGGCCCCCATGCTCTCCATGGCGGCGCACAGCGCCATCGAGGCAGCTTCCTTCTGCTTCGTCTGCGGCTTGTCCTCGTACTTCATTCGGACAGCCACTGGATCGGAGAAGGTGACATCCTCGCCCTTGACAGAGTAAGGAATACGGTACAGCTGGCCCTTCTCCTCATCCTCGACGATCAGCTCGTTGGGTTCGATCATCATCGACCGAATCCACCACCACATCTGATCGGGGTCCTTCTGCTCCCGATAGGCGCGGCTGATCTTGTCGACGTCCACCTGAGCCGTCACGGCGCCCGATGCGGCGAGCTTCTCGCCGAACACTGCCTCCACCTCCCCCTTGGTTGACAGGATCTGAAGGTCGTCCGGTCCATCGACGGAGTACAGAGCCTGGATGTCTTCCAGGGTGTTCACGCCGGGCCAGACGACCCCGAGCAGAGCCAGGTCGGTGAGAACGACCGCCCAGTTGTTGCCCGTTGAAGTTGTGACCCCGGTCAGAGCTTCGATGCTCCGTGCGGGGTATGCCGCCGGCAGGACACGAGCGAGCCAGGCCGGGATGTTCTTGTACGTCCCGGTGATCTGGTGACCATCCTGCGTCAGCTTGAGGTTCTCCAGGGTGCCGATGGCCGGTTGGCCATCTTCCATGAGGCCCATGTTCGCGACATGCCCAAGCTTCAGGCGCGGCGTCTTCACGGCAGCGTCATCCTGAGAGGACACGATGTCCTTCAGATCGTCCTTGGTGAAGGTGCGCGGCCCTGAGGCCAGTGGGTACTTCAGCCCCGTCTGGACGACTTCCACGTCCTCGACATCGACCAGTTCGGCCAACTCGATCTTGACAGCCGGGGCTGAAGCGCGCACGAACATGTCAGCGGCCGACCGGCTTCAGGCCCTTGGCGTTGTCGGCGCCGATCCAGGGGCTGGTCGCCGGCAGCACCTTCTCGGCATCGTCCAGCGCTCGGTCCCACACGTCCTTCTGCGGGGACACGGTGTGGACGTTGCCCTCGTCCGGGTTGTAGAACGGAGGCGTGTGGCCCGGTGCCGCAAGTATGCGGCGTGAGACGGTGACGTCGTTGCCCAGGAGCTTGACGTACACCTCTGTCTCGTAGGCGATGGAGTACTGGTGCGTTGCCGACAGCACGCCTGTCGCGCACGGAGTGATGGTGCCGTCGCCCCAGTCGATGCGGACGAAGCTGCCCGTCACACCATCCAAGGCCTGGTTGAACGTCCAGTCGGCCTTCACCGTCTTACCGGTGGAGTCGCCTGCGAGGTTCAACGATAGCTTCAGGTCCGGCATCTGACCTCCTCAGATCATGTGGATGAGGACCAGGACGAGCGCTGCGATTCCGCAGACTGCGCCGATGGTCAGGAACGGGATGTACGGTCCTTCTCTCATGACTCCTCCTCATTGAAGTTCGTCAGGGCCGCCGTCCCAGACGGTTGCGGCGTCGTTGGCGGCGCAGCGGCCCTGACTATGCGAGGTTCAGGCCGGGACTGGAACGGCCACCCCTCGCGTCCTGCCGATGAGGGAGCGGAAGCCTCACCGACAAGCGCGGCCTTCACAGCTGGTGCTGCCGGCCCGAAGTCTGTCTCTGGAGCAGGTTGCCCTTCATCGCCCTTGTAGTACCCGAGCAGCGGAGTCTGCTCTGCTTCTGGGTCCACGTTCCATCCCCACCAGTCCGCGAGGATGTAAGGCACTGCGATGTCGCAAATCCAGTCAGCGATCATCTCTTGCTGCAGAGTGAACCAGTCGATGAACGACTGGCCCAGGGCACGCGAACCTGACTCGGTCTGACCCAGCTGAAAGAACATCATCAGCATGGAACGAGCCATCTCTTCGTTCTGGAAACGAATCGACTGGATCGTGTCGGGCAGCGTGCCCTGGGTGCCCTGGAGTGTCAGCTTGGCCCCATAGGGGAGTGCTCCCCCTCCACGTTCGCCAGCCTTGTACTCCTGAGCCATCTTGTCGAGGTCCTGGATGTCCGCGCGTGTTGCACCCTCGGGAGCATTCACGATCGGCATCCCCACGCCGTTTCGCTCATGCTTGATGGCATCGACGCGGAGCAGCCTGTCCTTGACAAGCCAGTTGCGGTACATGGGTCGGAAGATGGAGCGGCCAGTCCAGTTGCCCGGCTCCTGATCCCACACGTAGCAGACCAGGCGGTCGATGGGAATCTCGGGAGGTGCTGTCGACGGCTTGCCGGGCAAGGCAGCCCCGTAGCCCTGCTTGATCAGCAGAAGGTTTCCATCGTAGCCGATCCAGATTTCTGTGATCGTCCGAGGATGACGCGGCCCCAGCTTCTTGAGCCGCCAGACATCCTTGCCGCCTGGTCCGTTGTCCTGAATCTCCCCGACCTGCTCGAAGAAGTAGTGCCCGTACTGGAGCGCCTTGAGGGCAAGGCGGAGGTGCGGATACCAGCCTGCGCGTCGTTGGTAGGAGAGCACGCCACGCTTGGTACCCGCAGCCGCCGCTTGCTTGGCTGCGGCTAGACCTACAGGGAGATTGAGGTCCGCCGCAAGCAAGTCCACGTAGGCGGGATCGCATCCGTTGGGATCGACGTACCAGCTGTAGCGCTGGATGGCCGCCGTCGCTCCCATGTAGAGCCCTTGGCACTGTGCGTCGTTCGACATCTGATCGAAGATGCCGATGCTCGCCGGCCATTTGACGTCGGGTGCC